CCCCTCCCTGTCCAAAAGGGTGTTTTTAAAACTTTTTTTTCGGGCTTTACTTACTCATCGATAACGACTTATGGCGAAAACCACCAAAAAAAAGGCGGCCACGAAGAAGTGCAAATTGGCGTCCCGCCGCCGCAAGCCCGCCCTCTCCGCCAAGCCCAAGCGCCGCCGCGCCCCGTTCTCCGCGCCGTCCGTCCTGGCCGCCGCGTTGTCGTCCGAGTCGATGTCCGCCGCCGCGTTTGCGTTGAAGTCCCGCCGCCCGCTGGCCGACGTCCTGGCCGACTTCCCCCGCCTCGAAGCCGCCTGGACCCGCGGCCGCCTCCTGCGCCGCGTCGGTCAGATGGCCGCCACGGCGATGTCCATCTCCGAATCCGCCCAGGCCCTCGGCGTCGCCGAATCGGTTTTCCGCGACCAGCTCGAAAGCGACCCCGAGATCCGCGACACCTGGAACTCCGCCCGCATCGCCGCGGTCGTCGAGATCAAGGCCGCTCTCGTCGCGGCCGCCCAGGCCGGCAAGGCCGCCGCGATCACTCCCGTCCTGGCCGCCCTCCGCCGCGAGATCGCCCGCCCGGCGATCGACTTCCGCAACCTCAGCGTCAACCAGACCGTCGAGGCCACCGGCTACTCCCGCCAGACGATCCACGCCTGGCGGACCAAGCACGGCGCCCCGGCCAACTCCGACGGCACGATCTGCCTGCCCGAGCTGCTGGCCTGGCGCGAGAGCTGGACCGCATCACGAGCCGTTCAGTCCGGCGGCCGCCCGGCCCCGGTCAATCGCTTCCAGGACGCCAAGACGCGCAAGCTTTTGCTCGACCTCCGCGCCGCCGAGGGTTCGATGCTGCCGCGAGACGAGGTCCTGTCCGGTCTGCTGGCCCGCCATCAGGCGTTGCTGTCGAGTTTCCGCCGCAAGTCGTCCGAAATGTCGATCACCCTGGCCAACCAGGAGCCCGACCGCATCCTGGCCGTCATGGAAAAATTCCTCGATGAGATCCGCCGCCAGATGCTCGACATCCCGTCCGAGCTGCGTCTCCCGCCGTCGGCCGCCGAGCAGTTCGCCGCCGTCCTGGCCTCGCTGGATCCGGAGGGCTCCGAATCATGACCCCCGCCCCGACCGCCGAGTTCCCGCGCCCGCTTGCGATCCAGCCCGAGGAGTCCGACGTCCTCGAGCCGCGCGACCGCCTGACCGTCAGCCAGTGGGCCGCCCAGAAACGCAAGCTCTCGGCCAAGACCTCCGACCTGGCCGGCGACTGGGACAACTCGCGCACCCCGTTCCTGGTCGAGATCATGGACTCGCTGTCGGCGCCGGGCATCCAGCAGGTCACCGTCAGCAAGTGCGCCCAGTCTGGCGGCACGGAGACGGCCCTGAATTTCCTCGGCTGGGCGGTCGACGAGTCGCCCGGTCCGCTGCTGATGGTAATGCCGATCCGCGACGACGTCGTCCGCCGCATCGGCACGCGCGTCCGCCCGATGTTCGAATCGACTCCGAGCCTCCTGGCCCACGTCGGCGGCGATCTCGACGCAATCAACATCGGCAAGGAAACCGAGCTCGACACGATGATCCTCTACATCGGCTGGGCGACCTCACCCGGCGCCCTGGCCGACAATCCCGTATGCTACGTGATCCTCGACGAGGTCGGCAAATTCCCCGCCCGCGCCAAGGACGAAGCCGACCCGGTCAGCTTGTCCCGCCAGCGGATGCGTACGTTCTCGAGCCGCGCCAAACTGCTGGTCAACTCCACCCCCGTCCTGGCCGGCGACCTGATCGATCGCGAATACAAACGCGGCGACCGCCGCAAGTGGTGGGTCCCGTGCGTCCACTGCGGCCGTCATCACGTGCTGGCTTGGCCGAACGTCTCGCTCGACAAGGACGCCGCCGGCGGCTTCCTCGACGAAGACGACTACCTCCACGGCCGCCGCGCCCGCTACGTCTGCCCGCAGTGCGGCGCCTGCTGGTCGGAGTCCGATCGGTGGCGCTCGGTCTCGGCGGGCCTCTGGGCGCCCGACGGCTGCCAGGTCGACAATTCCGGCGCGATCGTCGGCGACGAAAAGCCCACCGCCCACCGCAGCTACCACATCACGAGCCTGATGCTGCACCCGCACTTCATGACGATCGGCCGCCTGGCGGCCAAGTGGGTCGCCGCCCAGTCGGCCAAACGCTCCGGCGACGTCGGCCCGCTTCAGGATTTTATAAATGCCGAACTCGCCCAGCCGTGGTCCGAGACCGTTTCCCCGCTGGCCGAAGACGCCCTCGACTCCCACGTATCGAGCTACGCCATGGGCGAAGTCCCCGCCGGCGTCCAGATGATCACGATCGGTTTCGACGTCCAGATCGATCACGTATGGTCGATCGTCGTCGGCTGGGGCTGGCTGGGCGAATGCTGGATCATCGACGCCCGCCGCATCGAGACCGGCTCGACCGAGCACGTCGAGAACTTCGGCCCGCTGGCCGACCTGCTGCGGATGACCTGGCCGCTGGCCGACGATCCGACAATGATCATGCGATGCCGCAAGGCCGCAATCGACTGCGCGTATCGTCCCGACGCGGTCAAGGGCTGGTGTCGCTCGCTCGGCGACGCCGACGCCATCCCCGTCCGCGGCGAGTCGTCGGTGAAGAACCTGATCCGCGTGGTCAGGGAGTCCGGCCCCGAGCGCGGCGACAAGCTGGCCAAGATCGCCGCGGCGACCCAAAAACGCTACGACGTCAACGTTGACGCGTACAAGGATTTGCTGTATCGCCTCATCGCCCAGGACACCCCCGGCCCCGGCTACCTGCACCTGCCGTCCGACGGACCGACCTGGCTGGCGTCTCAGCTCACGGCCGAGCAATGCGAGACGGTCCGCGACAGCCGCGGCAAATTCATCGGCCGCAAATGGACGCCGAAACACGCGAACATCGACAACCACATGACAGACTGCTGGAACTACGCCCGTGTCGCCGCCGAGCTTGGCGGCGTACGCCTGATCAGAAACCCCGACGCCCCGCCGGCGCCCCGATCGCGAACCGGCGGCGGAGTGATCGAGAAATACCGCCGCTGATGCGGCGGCCGGGAGCCGTGCCTGCCGGCGGGCGGGCAGGCGTCGACGACAACAACAACGAATCAACAACAACGAATCAACAATAACGAATCAACAACAACCAAGAAAAAGGATATGCATCATGAAACTCAGCGAACTCATCGTGAACGGAACGCCGATCAGCCCCGAATCCGCCCAGGAGCTGCTGGACGACATGTGGACAGCCGGCTTTCGGCCCACCGACCGCCCCGGCCCGATCGACTCGACGGCGCAGTCCGCCCACCTGGCGGACATGCGCGCGATCGCGTTCAGCCAACTGAAGATCGACCCGCCGGCCGGCAGCTAATCCTCGCCGCGGCCGTCGCCAACCTGCCCGCCCGCCGGCGGGCCGCCATTCACCGCTTTTCAGCCGAAAGGAATCACCGATGTCCGAAGAAACGCCGATGACCTTGAAGACGATCCCGCCGTCCGACCTGGCGGACCTGAAGGTTTCCGACCTGAAGGCTCTGGCCGCAGACGATGGAATCGAGATCCCGCCGAAGGCCGTCAAGGCCGAAATCCTCGCGCTGCTGGCGGCCCACCTTAAGGCGACCAAGCCCCGCGCCGGTCAGCTTCTGTGCAAATTCAAGGGATGCGGCGCTCCGCTCCGCATCCGCTCGACCCGGGCGCCGGTCAGGACATCGACCGGCATCGAATACCAGACGCGCTACGTCCAGTGCAAAGGCCCGCTCGGTCACAGGTATAAAATCGTGACGGAGATCAGGCAGGGGCCGCCGGCAACGTTGAATGCGGAATGACGAATAAGGATGAATCGACGATGGATGTGATCTACGAACCGAAGGGCGCCGCTGGGGAGTACTCCCCGCTGGCGGCGAATCTCTACCGCGGCTGCAGTTGCGGCTGCCGCTACTGCTACGCCCCGGCGACGGTGCGCATGAGCCGCGAGGCGTTCGCCCGGCCCGCGCCCCGCAAGGATGTCCTGAAGGCCCTCGAAAAAGACGCCGGGAAATTCGCGCCGACCGGCCTGCCGGTCCTGCTGAGCTTCACCTCTGACCCGTATCAGCCGTTGGAGTTCCAGCCCGGCCCCGGCGGCCTGACCCGCCGCGCGATCGAGATCCTCGACGCCGCGGCGATCCCTGTCAACATCCTGACAAAGCGTCCTCTTGCGGCGCTGGATCGGGACGCCCTTGTTTTGACGGCCGCCGGGGCCGGGTTCGGCGTCTCTCTGGTCTGGACCGCCGAGGCCGACCGCGGGCGTTGGGAGCCGGGCGCCGAATCGGTCGCCGAACGGATCGCCGCCCTGCGTTTGGCCCATCGATGGGGGCTGAAGACGTGGGTTTCTCTCGAGCCGGTGATCGACCCGGCCCAGGCGATCGGCGTGGTCATGGCGACCGCCGAGTTCGTCGACTGCTTCAAGGTCGGCAAGCTGAACCACGACCGCCGGCGCGAGTCTCAGATCGACTGGCGCGAGTTCCTTTTCCAGGTCCTCCGCGAGCTGACCGACTGCGGCGCGTCGTACCGGATCAAGGACGAACTCTGGACCCACGCCGACCGCGAGATCCGCGACAGATGGCCGAAGGCGAGCGAACCAATTTCGAATGTCCGCGACCAACGAAAGGCGAAATGACAATGGCCAAGAAGAACGAACCGAAAGCCGACGAGCAACTGATTGCCGACGCCCCGACGATCGAGCAGCTTACCGAGTTCCACGAGATCGTTATGGAGTACCACGCCGCGATCGCGGCCGCCGATCAGCGCGTCACGAAGTGCAAGGATCAGCTTGACAGTCTCAAAAAATCCCACAAGGCCGCCCAGGCCGACCTGGCGGCCTACCTCAACGACGACGAACTGCCGCTGCTCAAGGAGGCCGACGACTGATTTAAGAGTTTAGATTTGAGACCTGCCTGTTGGCGGGCGGGTCTCAAATCTTAAATCCAAAATCAAATTAGGTTACAGAATCTGTAACCCGCCCCCTGCCGCACTGTTTTTCCCGCCCGTAATATTGGGCCATGGCAGCAACCGCCCAGCAACTGCTCGACGCCGTCAACGACGGGCTCCTGAAGCTCCTGACCCACACGGTCGCCGAGTACAAGATCAACTCGGTGTCCTACACCTACCAGGACATCGCCGCCCTGCGCAGGCTCCGCACGGAGCTGGAGTCCGAGGTCGCCCGCACATCCGGCGACCGCCCGGCGATCGTCCACGCCGACATTTCGCGGAGGCCGGCATGAACGCGGCCGCCGCGGACAAAAGCGCACTCCGCTCGCTGGTCTTCACCGAGATCGCCCGCGGCCGCGGCGTCGAGCTGGGCCGCGCGGCCGACAGGCAATTCCCGCCTACCGCGCTCGACAGACTCTCTGCGATTTCTCCGCGATGGCGGGCCGCCCGCACTCTGGACCGCATGGGCGCGACGATCGTCGCCGGCGGCTACGAGATCGCCAAGCCGTCGCGGACCCGCCGCGCCCGCCGCCGCGGGGCCGACGGCCCGGCCGACGCCGGCCAGGACGACAGGACGCTGTGGGAGCTTCGCGAATGGTGCCGCGACCTCGACCGCAACTCGCCGCTGATGCGCGGGATCATCGACCGGATGCGGGACAACGTGATGGCGCCGGATTACGGATTCCGCCCCGACAGCGGCGACGAGAAATTCGACGCCGACGCCGCGGCCGCTTTGGCCGAGACCGCCCCGACCGCCGAGCACCGCGGCATGTTCGACCTGCAGCAGGTTTTCGAGACCGGGTTCAGGTCGCTCGGCCCAGACGGCGATTTTCTTGAGATTTTTCTGAAAGACAACCGGCTGCAGATAATCGAGGCCCACGACCTGGTCACGCCGCAGGACCGAATCGGATACAAGGGCCGGCGCGTGGTCGGCGGGGTCGAGACCGACTCTTCCGGCCGCCCGGCCGCCTATTACGTCCGCGACCCGGCCGCCGCCTCGCGGTACGGCTACTCCGGCTGGATCGGCTCGTACAGGGACGCCCAGCGGATCGACGCCGCGGACGTCAACCACGTCGCTGCCCGCACGCGGTTCAGCCAGACCCGAGGCGTACCGGTCATGGCCGCCTCGATCGGCGCGCTCGAGCGGCTGGACGGCTATCTGGAGTCCGAATCGATCGCCGCCCAGGTCGCCAGCCACATCACCTGGTCGATCCGCCGCAACGCCGATCCGGCCGGCCCGTGGCTGCCCGGCGCCGAATTGCAGACCGACCCGAACTCGACTGCCGACAGCCTGTCGACCTACGAGCAGCTTATGCGTTCCGAGCCCGGCGCTGTGTTCGACCTCCGGCCGTTGGAGAGCGTCGAAGTCAACACCGCCGGCCGTCCGACCGACCAGTTCGACCCCTACATCACGTCTATGATGCGGATGGTCGGCTCCGGCGTCGGCCTCCCGCTGGAGCTGGTGCTTCTGGATTTTTCGAAGACGACCTACGCCAGCGCCCGGGCGAGCCTTCTGCAGGCCTACCGGACGTTTCTGTTTTGGCAGCGGTTCGTCCGCGTCCGAATGATCCAGCCGACCTACGACCGCTGGATGGCCGGCTGGATCGCCTCGGGCGACCTTCGCCCGCTGGCCGGCGGCCGGTCGTACAAGCTGAAATTCTTCCCGCCCAGATGGGCGTGGATCGACCCGCTGAAGATGGTGCTGGCCAAGAGCAAGCAGATCTCCGCCGGCGCCGGGACGCTGGAGGACTGGATCAG